GACTTTGAATAGAACAGGCATCCTGTGGCTGTTATGTTACTCATACTAATATTTTATATTCTAAAATTCAATAGACCAAGTGCCTGGCTCATAAAATCCTTCATAAGATTTGACCCAGATGCCAGCAGTTGGTTGCCATTTGTATTGAATACCAGTGGTCATGTTGGTCACATAATGCACTTGATTGAATGTGCTATCACCTAGTGAAGATGAATCTAGATTGCCACGTAACAGCTGAGTAGATCCATCATCAAAATCAGCATTGAAATCAACTACAAACACCCCATCGACCTTTTCTATAATATCGTTGGCTGAAGCAATTAGATTGCCCCAAGCACTTGGGCCAATGTTTTCTGTTGAGTCATCACTAGCACTGCCAATTGCTTCTGTCAACAAATATCTTGTGCCATTTGCAACCCCATCTGGATTGAATGTTAAAGGATTTATAATGGCATCAACTGCTTCCATTGTGTTGGTTGGTGTGGTGTCTATATCTACTGTAAACAATAACGTTTTTTCATCTTGCGGATCAATTGCAACAGTGCCAGATACATTTACAATTATATCGTCTCCATTAATGTTTGTTGCTGACTGTTGCAAGTTAATTTTTGATAATCCATTTTGGATAGTTTTAGAATATAATGCTTCTAGTTTTCTCCAATGTATTTTGTTGCCGAATTGCGATTGAGATTCAAATGCCCTATTGCTTCTATTGTTGGCATGTGTTGCATCATTATCAGACGACTCGCCAAGCAATGTCATCCTGTTGCCTAACAGTAACAACGCATACTGTCCAGGAGTAACAAATTGTTTGGACAAAAGCGATTCTCCAAGTATGCCATCTACATCAACCTTGCCTGCTTCTTCATCAAAGATACTCATAACAATTTTTTCGATTACTCCAAGTTTTTTCAGTTTAGCTGGAGGTGAGATAAAGATAGGCGTCCTGAATGTTAAAGTTGCAACATCTATTTCGTCTGCTATGCCTTGTGGAATGGCCCTAGATGTAAAGTTTACATTTATAAGTTCAACAAAAGATAATGAAGTCCAATCTAAAAAGTTATCAGTAGTCTGCAATTCTAAAGCAGGATTGAACAGCACCAATATTTGTTCTAGTATTTGTAATTTTTGATCTGTATTGGTTGTGAAGATATCTGCATTGAATGTAAGTTCGAAAGGTGTTGGCATTATTCTTTCAATAGTGTGTGATTGACCTGGTGCGCCAGTGTATTGACCTGTGCCTGCATCATACTCTCTTTCACGTATGTGTTTCTTGTCAACATGATAAGGATTGTACATTCTGTCTCTATCATATCTAAGATCTGTAATGTAACAACTTATTTGCGGTGCTGGTATCAAAGTGTTTTCTGATCCTTTGCGAATAATTTGTGCCACCTGTCTTGACATGTCTCCATACTTGACTGGCACTTGAAGAGTTTCAGATGCGCCTTTAGAATTTTTGCCAGTCACATAAGAAAAATTACTCATCATTCTTATGAATTGTAAAATGTATCTTCTTATTTGTGCGTCATAAAAATGTTGCATTAGTTGTCTGCCTGTGGTTTCAGTAATTTGCTTAACGCCACACGTTCTTTAGTTGTTGATGATCCATCTGCAAGTGTTGTGGTGTTGGTATTATTAATAAATCCAGTTTTTTGTGTATTTCTAGTGCTTGTTTGTGTCATTGTTTGTCTTACATTATCCTCTATCTTCACAAATCGCCTGCCATCATATCTAAACAATCGATTGGGTGAGTAATCTGTTCTTAACACAAACATTCCCTCCACAGGATTGTTTGGAAAGGTTGTAGCTGCGACATATGTTTCACCATTAGCTGGTATGCCATCACCAGTCAAATAACCTTCCAGGTATCCATTTGCAGTTGGTGATTGATACACCTTGTCAACATTTATGTGTCCAGTGTCAGTGGTCATGTCATCATCAACTGTGACAAGAGCTACTCTGCCTTCATCATCAGTAGGCATGACATGCAACTGCTTTGTGTTATATCCTGACTGTGGTGCATCTGACTCTGCTTGATTAATAATTGCATCGTTGATTTCAATCTCTTTGTCCCTTGTTTTTTGCGATGTGTTTTCATCTTTATCGCCCAGTATGTCTCTGTATTCTTGTGCGTCAGTGATGCCTTTTACTCTAGCCCTATAAAGATGTGGCCACCATGTTTTACTGAATCCTTCAGCGGCTCTGCTAACATCCTCTACCACATAATATCTTTTAAGTGTCTCTGTGTCTGATGTGTCTAAACTATAATCATCTTTGAGGTGAGGCAACTCTATGACATCACCAGCCATAATTTTCCTACCCAAAGCGTCAACTATATCTCTTATATGGAAGGTCATAAACAATTGATCATTTTGTAAAAATAAACCAAATTGCGAAAGATCAAAGTCAATGTCACCAACATTATAGATTACTCGTGTATGATAAACATCAGGCTCATATTTTCTATCCCTGTTTTCCAAAAATAGTAGATCTTGAATCGCAAGTTCGTTGAGTGAATCACCAGATCTTTCCGGTTGTGTTGCGTCATTAAGTTCGCCTTGGTCATTAGGAGACACATACTTGTGTATATAGGCGTCTGTGCCACCCACTTGAAACATTTCAGAAACATTGCGATCTATGAAAGCAAAATCATTTCCTTTTTCAGGTTTGAACAGAGATAGTCTTGGCATTTTGTATATTTATGGCACTATAAATACATGCCATGCCAGATACAGCACAAGCACAAACTACTGAAACACAAGTCAATTCTGCAAAACAGGAGATTTTCGATTACGTCAAAACAAGACTAGGTGATGGTATGATTGAAGTAGAACTTGATCCCAAGCATCTAGAAAACGCATTTGTTACATCCGTTGACAAATTTAGACAAAGATCGTCTAATGCAGTTGAAGAATCATATGGATTTATCGAACTACAAAAAGACCAAACAAATTACACACTGCCAGCAGAAGTTATTAATGTATCAAGAATATACAGAAGAACTGTTGGTGGTGCATCATCGTCTGAAGGTGGCACAACCTTTGATCCATTTGAATTGGCTTATACAAACATATATCTACTACAAACAGGAAGAATAGGTGGACTAGCCACGTATGATATGTTTGCTGGATATCAAGAACTAGTTGCTAGAATGTTCGGTGGCTTTATCAATTTCAAATTCGATCAACCAACAAGACGACTACAAATTTTCAGACGACAGCGTTCAAAAGAAATAGTTTTAATAGAACAATCAAACTTCCGACCAGACTTTATTTTACTTTCAGACATATATGCAAAGCCATGGATTAGAGAATACACACTGGCAGTTGCCAAATATACATTAGGTGAAGCAAGATCAAAATTTCAAACCATCGCAGGACCACAAGGTGGCGCAGGCCTCAATGGCGATGCATTGAAAAATGAAGCCATTAATGAGATGACCAAACTTGAACAAGAAATTGGCAACTATGCTGAAGGTGGTACACCTTTATCATTTACAATAGGATAATTTTTCTATATAATATTTTTATGATTATAGGCATATGTGGACTCATAGGCTCAGGCAAAGGCACTGTAGCTGATACATTAGTTTCCGCATATGACTTCAAAAAACTTTCGTTTGCTGATAAACTTAAGGATGCTGTATCAGAAATATTTGAATGGCCAAGACAGATGTTGGAGGGCAAAACTCCGCAGTCGAGAGATTGGCGCGAAAGGCCTGATGCTTTTTGGTCATCTGAAGTAGGTTATGATGTTACTCCAAGACATGTGCTACAAGTGTTTGGCACAGAGTGCATGAGACAAGGCTTCTTTGATGGCATATGGGTAAGTCTTGTAAAACAAAAGATACAAGACAATCCAGACACAAATTGGGTGCTACCAGACACAAGATTTCCCAATGAAGTCAATATGATCAAGTCTATAGGCGGATCAGTTTGGTGCATACAAAGAGGAAAAAATCCACAATGGTTCGATGATTACAAACAACATGACATCAAGCCAACTGATGTACATCCATCGGAATGGGCATGGGCACATTCTGAATTT